TAAGGTTGCGTAGCCGTTGGCTATAGTTCCGCTAGATGCAGATACTTCTAAACCGTAATCGATAATTTCTGTATTATTATATACATTTTGTTTTTCAATTACTTCCCAATTGTCGTCTTGATTTTTATCAATCCATAATTTAGATCCAGGTGTCAATACTCCTGTCGAAGATAAAGAAATTGATCCATAATCATTGAACCTAGCTGTTGTCAATGTTTCAAGATTGATTATCTTTTCAGGATCAAATTCTGGTGGATCTGCATCTGCAGCTATCTGGAATGTGATGTTTCGAGCGGTAACTGCTGTGATCTTAAAGAATCCTTGTAAATTAACAACATCCCTAATTCCAAATATATCGCCAATTTCTAACCCGTGCGGCCTATTAATAGTTAACGTGATTACATTTCTGTTGATAGCTATATCAATGACCCGCAGTAATCTTTGAGTGTTAAATCGTAAAACAGTCCAGGATATAGAATCAAAGGTCACCCATATATGACTATTTTCTGATAACAGTGTATTATCAATTGTTAGAATTTCGTCTCTTGTTTTTACCACAGCATCGACAGTTAAAACATCTACATAACCAGCTGTCCTTGGTGATAGCTGATACTTTCTAACAGGATTTATCTCGTTGTCAAATGGAACTGACGTTATCGTAAAGTCTTGTTGCGGTACTCGTAGATATTGATCTAACTGATCAGTGTTATAAGACACAGGAGCTAATAATATAGGCTGGGGATTAATTTTAAAATCTGCTCGGCGCAATCTAAATTCAGTTTCAGTGAATTGATCATAGCCTCCGAATCTTCCTACTCTGAAAGCCCATTCTTCATGTAAATCAACACTTCCTGCAGAAGTTCTACTTAATTTTTCAAAAACCTTGACGATTGAATTAGCAGTTCCTTTTTCTCTTATAAATCCTTGATAAATTTTAAATTGGCTGACACTGTCTTCTGCTAAGTTTTGTAGATAATCTCTAGTTTGATAACCAATGACATGTCTACTTAAATCACGTTGGCTACTTCCGAGACCGTCTGAATCCAGATCAAAATAATCTTCAAATTGATTTATTCTGTAATCAAAGTTGGGTATCAAGGCCTTAGTCGGTATAACATCTAATCTAGCCCATTTAGTATCATCAAAGCTATCTGATCCAAACTGATTAACCAGGCTAGTATATTGATATGCCTGATATGACACAATATCGCCTAATCTATAATCCACAAAGGGTTCCCAATTTTTAATGTCTACATTATCAAATATAAATCCAGGACTAGTATAATCACCGTCCCAATCTACGGTACGGAATCCTCGTGATTTAATTCTTTCCTGACGATATCCAGTGGTCTTATCATAGATTACATCGTTAAACACGGTTCTATCACTGAACACTGTGACATGTTCTTTAAGAATAAAATTCACTTGAATAAAATAAATTCCATCGTTAGTGTTAACTGTTGATATCTTAGCTTGTTGAAAATCTCTAAAGACATTGATAAAATTAGGCAATAGAGCGGTACCGTCTCCTTTGAATATTTGATAGTCATAAAAACTATCAAACAGGTTATCAGCTACTCCGAGAGATAAATTTATAGATATTTCTTGAGCAGAAGGACTTAAAGTTAATAAAGATCCTACAGCCCAATTGTGCTTGGTCCAGAACATAAATTCTTTACACGATGTAGACCAATTATATGCCACTTGATTTTCCGAATCATATCTATCAAAAGTAAACCCTTGTGATTTTAGATAAAATTCATAACCTAATAGAAAATCTACAACATCCTGCAATGTAGGTAAAATAGATCCGTATGCTAGTTTTTTAGATCTTAGAATATCGAATGTTTTTCTAAAGTACGCTTGTTGCGCTCCGACCAACGGTAGCGCCGGTAATTGTTTCCAAAGATTACTATCAAAGGCTGCTTCGCTAGTATGTGTTTTTAAACTTCTATAATATCTATCTTGATATCTAATTAATGTTCCGTTGTTATAAACATTATCTGGCGCCCAATCCATAAATTGTTCGCTCGTTCCTCCTACAGAAATTAAAGGATCTGAAGTACTTTTTATGCTTTCATTATAATTGAAATAGGGATTCTGTTTATCGTACCCTTTAATTTTCCAGCCCCTGTCAGTTTTTTCGATTATCACTCCACTATAAACTAGCGAAGCAAATGGTACTCCTGTATTAAAAATTATGTCGTAGTTCTCAGGAGGAACGAATACGCTGCTTGTTGTTGACCTTGGATTCTTACTATCTAATAGATACTTCTGTTCTGTCTGGTCGACAAATCCTGAAATCCTAGTAGAAAGATTTACATCAAGATTTTTTAATTTTACTAAAAGAGATTCGGGATCTTGATTTCTAAATTTTATATAGCTGGCAACAAAATTCACTAGACCAGCAGTCTGTGTTCCGCCAACTATAGGAATTTTTAAATCTTTCATCTGGATAAAATTTCCAGTTTCCTTTAATGTCGTTTGATTTTTTTGATTGGTAGATAGTAAATTTCTATCAAAGCTATCTGTAATAAATTCGAAAGGCTTCATTAAACAGATTGCTTTAATAACCGAAAATGGCCACTCGGAACTAGATCTCCAAGAGTATTCAACTGGCGAAATATCGCCTAGATTGTATGTTCCCTTATTGTTGATCAACGTGAAATTAGTAGCTAACCCAGAATCTAACGGATTGACTAAATTTCCATCTCCGTCTACAGGAATGTGAGACAATATCGTATATCGCTTGTAACGATCGTGTCTTCCGGCACGAGGCCCTTGGCGTATTATCCCGTCTCTAAGATCTTCCCATAACAATAAATTATCTTTTGTATAGGGCGCAGGACCGTATTCTTCTTCCCACCATGTAGGCTTTTCTGAAAAACCCAACATTTCCCAGGGGCATGTATGAGGTCTGTCAGTGTCGTAAAACCACTGATAGACTCCTCTCCAATAACCTGGAATATTGACTTCTCCTGTGGGATCGGCCATGTTGGAATATGTATAGGTAAAGGGATTCTCAGAATCAAAGAAATCTGTGTTATCTGTATAGTCTAAATCGGTATTAGCTACCCATCTAAGAAAATCAACACTAACAATCGGGTCTAAATCTGATTTATTGTAAAGTCCGGTATTATAGTATCCTCCGATTACTTTATCAATATCAAATATATTTTCATCATAATTTTGTTTGATATTATTATAGATACGTAATTCCAGTTCAAGAATTAGATCGTCTTTAAAGTCTTCGAACGCTGTGATAATACTACCGTCGTGTCCCTCTATCACTAATCGTGGTGTAACAAATCTATCATCTAAAAATTTTCTAGGAAGATATTTCTTGTAAAGACCGAGCTTTGACGGGGTCGGAGGAATGTAATTAAATCCTGTTGAAATATACTCTCGTATTTCGATTCTATCATTTTCAAATAATTCTTTCTTAATTCTTACGAATCCAAAAGTTGAATCAAATTCATAATCAGTCTTATAAACTATCTGTATGTCGTTAACATATACATAAACAGCTCTTCTAGACAATTGATCTAAATCAAATTTTTCTGATAGAGCAAATACATTTATTCCCTCATCCTCTACCAAGTAATTTAAAGTAGTATGTGCTCCACTACCAATCATATCGCTGTCTGCGAATGGATGAAGGTTACTCTTAGTTGTCCCCATTGTCGAAATTATTGTATCAACAAAATCTGAAACGTTATCATTAAAAGGAATGCTATCTGCAGTCTTGATAAACTCTGTCTTAAAATCAGTGTATGCTTTAGAAGCATACTGCAAAGATTTTATAATATTGATATCTTTGTCACATAACAAAGCCACAGACATAGGAGCGATACCGCTATGTTTTAAAAATCTAGTAGCTCGATCTTGAAATCCGTCTATATCTCTTAGATTACTAGTTCCCGGATAGCTTCCTTGAAACTTATCAAAGACTTCGACAGCAGAAGATATATGATCAGTTGCCTGCCCTAGAGTAAATTCAGTAAGATTAAAGTTTAACGGATTATTTTCTAGTCCTAATGGAATTCGATAATAACCGTTCCTGGGTTCTATTTCTGCATAAATTTTTATTCCTAATACATCGCCCGATATAAACTGTTTATTAAATTTAAATGCATAGTTGATTCTTTCGTAAGTTACATTTACTTTATTGCCGTTAATAAAAAACAATATTTCGTAGTCTGAAGTTCTTTCAAGATCGTCCCATTCAACAGTTTCAATTGTAACAGTATCTGTATCTTGCTCTATAATAATGCTGTCTAAAATAGGTTGCAGATACTTTTTATTCGTCAATCTCCAACCGTTTTCAAACGTGTCAGTTGGATTAAATCTGTAAAAACCTCTATTAAAAGGTATTGTGACTGTTGTATCTTGAAACGAATAAACAAAGGAATTTTTATCTAAATCAAACTCAAACAGTGTGTCGCCTACATTATCGATATTAAGATACGAAATAGGAAAACCTAACTCTGAGTCATTAACACTAGTACTTTGCTTATAATTAATAATTTTTGTTCCGATGAACGAACTAACTGGATATTTCTGATTATCGGAAAAGCTAATACCGTCAGAATCAAATAAATCAAATAGTGGCGATTGATTGACACTTGTTTTTTCTTGACTTCTCACCCAAGCAGTTCCGTTATAGTGATACATCAATCCTCGATTTCTATTTCCGCGTTTTACTAGAACACCCTCACCCAAAATTGGTTCGCTGTCTTCGACTTGTCTTAGAGCAATTTGTCTTCTAAAGTTATGAGTGATAAATTCTACTCTATAAATTTTATTATTTGCCAGGCTATCAGTATCTGCTGTAACTAATATTCTAGCACCATTGAATAATTCAATACCATCAACACTATAGCCCTGACTTCCTTCGATCGTAGAAAATACGTCTGACGTAAAATCATCGATAAAATCTACTGGTTGTTTTGAGACAGAGCCGTGATTAAACAGCTGGATGTTTGATTTAAATTCTATTATCGGTCGCTTGGCTCTAAACGTATCAGGACTATCAAAATCTGTCTTGTTAATTGCATGGGCATATTCTAATGTTTCTTTATGAAACCATCTATTATATCTGCTCCAAGGATTATTATCAATATTTGATCTACAAATAGTAATATAATCTTTATCAGCCGGAAATGCTGTCGCATCGTCGTAAGGCTGTATATCAAATCCCCCGTCGTCAAATAACACGTCAGGAATGTTATTAGTAATAACTGGGACTTCTAAATCAGCAAAGTTAATTAAAGATATTTCTTGGCCAACATTTTCTACTACCCATTGGCCCTTAGAATATTTTTCAGGAGTGACCCTTCCGCCAAATGTTACCATTAAGCCGTTTTTAAATTCGATCTTATTACTACTGGTATATGTCTGTTTTCCTAGAATTTCTTTTTCTATATCTATAGATGTATTAGATTCGATTCCTTCAATGATAAATCTTCCGAATCTATCTGGAAAAATTGAGCTCTGATAAAAAAGAACATCTGGCGCATCTAAAGGAACTGTAAACGTTAGCGTTCCGTCTACAACTCCATTATTGATTACACCGTTATTATAATCTAGTCTCGATGGCACTACCTGATAATCTACGATTTCCCAGTCGGGTCCTTCTACTATGGTATTATCGACTGCACCTGGAATAAAATTCTTGGCCTGCCACAACTTGCCATCATATACCGCTAGTTGCTTCGGAACATATGGTAGTATAGGATTATAATTTAAACTTCCTGTATCATACGATGATCTAATAACAAATGCTTCGTCAACTGCCGATACTTCAAAATTGTAGGTATAGCCACGATATAGTGTAATCGTTGGATTATTAGATTGTCCGTCTGGTGTAAAAATCCAAGTTAGTCCTATTCCCGGACGAACCTTGTAGGTACTGGTTACTGCTCCTTCTGTTCCTAATACATTTACCGCGGGTGGTCCATTCGGAACCCAATAATATTCTCTAAAATTTACGAATTGGTCCCATTTGATGGGTGGATTCCAAGAATAATGTTCTTGACTAGTTACTAAGTCATCTCGTTCAGAATTGTTTTTAAAGAATTTTATTTGATTCTTGAAATCGATATAATCATAAAACTTCTCAGCTTTATCATTATTTTTTAATATAACTGCTGGCTCAAGTTGATATCGACTTCTAAGAGTAGCATCCGAATCTAGATAAATGTCTTTGGAATTATATGTTTTTCCAAACCGTTTGCCTATATACCCTACATTCTTTTGTAGCACTCCTGGCTGAACTAACGGGTCAAGAACTCCACCTAAAAACTTTTCGTTAGCTTCTGTTTTAAATACCTGAGGTAATAAATCAACGGTTTTTCTTACCGGTATTTGACTATCTGGAAAAAATTTATCAGACATATCTAATCATCACTCCTGAACATTACTCTGAGATAAAACTCTTATTTCTGCTGCAGAAATCGCCTGTACAATCTCAACATCATCAACTGTGGCGCCGCTTATGAATATCTCGTCAGACAAACTTTGTATTTCAAACAAGCTGCCGAAAGATTGAGTTGGCTGTCTAGGCACAATGACTAAATTGCTGATATCTGGAGTAACTGAATTAGTTATGTAAGTTATCAATTCGCCAAGATAAAATCTATCTCCGAAGTCCCAGTTATTAGCCGAAAAGAATTCGTTGATAGCGAAAATAATCTTAACTTTTAAATCGTTATCGTTGATAGATTTATTAGGATTTTTTACTACCTTAAACTTGGCCTGTAAAGAGGGATCGGCTGTAGATCCAAAGAGTATTTTATAATTGACTGGATGATATATAATTTCATCGCTTATAGATTTAATATCTCCTAATTTCTGCCCGAAGCTGATTCTAAGGCTATCACTGCTTGGTGATTCTGGTTTATCAACTATCGCACCTTGTAGATATTGTCTGAATATAGTATCGTATGACTTAGTCAATATATAAACATCTATAATATTACTTACACTAGGGTCAATCCTGCGTGTGCTAGATGCGCTATGTACATACTGAAATTTAATTTTATCTCTTCCTATAAAGACAGTATAATCACTTTCGGTAATTAATGTATTAGTTGATCTGTCTACACGCTTTACTGTATCTTCTGTAGCTGCAGAAAAATAAATTAAGTCACCATCATTAAATTCATTGATGTTGATTAGACTTTCTCTTGATCTTACAGCGATAGTATCTAAAGAGTTATCAACATATTCGGTCTGAACATTACCTAGATCGTCTACAACCTCTTTAAAGAAAATATAACTTTGCTCTTGATCAAGTCCAACAATTTTTTCAAAACTATCAGGATCGTCAATCACTCCGTCGTCGTCCCTGTCAGCGAATGCGATCTCGACCTCAGTGGTGCTTTGATACCCATCAGGATATCTAACTGCCTTATCGATTACAAACTCAATATCTTGCTTTAAAGGAACAATCCTATCTTTATCTGTGTTAATACCCAAAACTCTAACTTGATCTCTTACAACCTTACCAGTCTTACTGTCATATATTTTTTGATTAGAGTCGAAATAAAATCTATTTTGTTCGATACTTCTAAAAATATATTTCATGGTTCTAATTCTAACCACATACTCGTCAGCTTCTTTGAAAAAAGATATTATCCAACTGGTATCTAAATTACTATTGGTGTTATCTCCGGTTTTACCTAAAGCAAATGCATTAACATAATCAATATTAGTTGAAGATATGATCTTCCAGGTAGATGTGTCTATATCATACCTTAACCCAAAATTCTTATCTTCTATCGTAAGATTGACTATTTCCTCTTCTAGAGATTCAGGTAAATTGTTTACAAATTTTGGAATGATTCTGTTTGCAATCGCTCCTTCGGGAACTGGATCGTTGAACGATACTGGTCCTTTGCCGTTGTTGAGTATTCCTCTGTTGGCATTTGTGCCATCACCGATCACCCTTACAATCTTTGTCCAGATAAAATCCGTCTGTTCGGGATCAGCAGCGTCTATATTAACTAACTGTCCTCTTTTAAAGGCTTTGCCTTCTGGCGGAACGAATTTTATCAACGAACCGCTTTCTACATATTTTAGTGTGCTGCTTGTATAAACAGATACCCTTTGAAGAGTTCTATCTGTACTGTTAATAAAATATCCAGTACATTCATTGACATCTGTAGAAACATTTACCCATCTAGTCTGTCCGCCATCGGTAAAGAGAATCTTTTCGTACTTCGTCAGATAAAAATTATAAAGATCAGATTCAGTAAAGAGTGGTTCTATACTTCTGCGTATAAAATTTATTACATCTAATCTATTAAAGATTTTAAAAGCAAGAGATTTTTCTCCTTCTTTCTTGTATATAATACCATCATCTGCAAAGACATTTAACGAACTGTATTTTCCTGTGGCATCGATAATATCAAAGCTTCTAGATACTCCGCTAGAAGTTCTATTAATTGCTCTAATTTTTAGTATATCTTGAGAAGTACTCAGTGGTGCAAGGCTGTAGTCTTCTGCTGTAATCATCCTATTCTGAGTATAATATATTGCCGGAGCTCTTTCTCTTATACTGTCAGTTGACTCAGTTTCGGCAGAGTTGCTGACGGTATATTTTAGACTCATCGAAACTGTTAAGAACTGTAATGCTCCTGTTCTGCTTACATAAGGAATTTCTACACTGATTCCTCGCATTTCTGAAGGCAGTATAGAATAAGATAAACCATTGCTTATTCTATAATAAACTCTGAACGGCCCCTGGGGAAGATCGCCGTAGACACCATCAGCGAATATTAATTCTATTCTGTCGTTGTTTTTTGTTATGACATTATAGATATTTCTAATATTTTTTTCTATGCTATTGTATGCTATATTATTGCCTACTAAAGAACTTACCTTAGTCCACTCAGAAATTTGCTCTCCAGCTCCGTTCAATTGAAACAACCATACATCGTCATTATTAATATTATCAGCGTCCACAGATACCTTTTCATTAGTAGACGGAACTGAGATTGAAAAGTCTGCTAATTCTAAACTTCCTTGCTTAAACATCATATAGAATCCGGTGTTAGAACTTGCAGCTCCTTTACCGTCATTTCTGTATATAAATCCTACCTGATTACGAGGAATAGGTGGTTCTTCATAAATTTCCTCTTGATTCAAGAATGAAGTGCTGACTAATTCAAATGGCATGCTACGAGCGGCTACATTTTTTTCGAAAGCAAAAATAGGAACATCAGGTGATGCTGTATTAAATCTATATTGCTCAGTAGGAATTCCCTGAATCACAGCATTTCCTTGACTTCTTCCAAATTGTGTATTTTCTGTCATCGCTGCATTTAATATGGCAATGAATTGTTCTTGCCAATTAGGATTAGTTGAATCGTTCCAGATAATAGTTTGACGAGCAAGATTTCTTCCATTATTATCTAAAAGAGGTTCAGTAGTGCTAATAGTATCAAATTTTAAAATTCCCTTCGATGCTACATTTCTTTTAGGATTGTAGCTCAACATACGTGCAATACGCAGTACGCTTTCTCTCCTAGAAGCTAGTTCGATGAAATTTTCTCTACTGGCTAGATCTATTCTAAACGCAAGACTTTGACCTAAAAATGCTATCGCATCTATCAAGGCAATATATTCTGAGCTTTCTATGTAATCATTAAAATCTTCAGGATAGTTTTCTCTAAGATAAGTTATAATAACTCGTCGAAGATTTTCAAAGTCGTAGGACTTAAAATCAGCATTTTTAAAAGTCTGATAGATTCGTGTCCAGTCTTGATTTAAGATTAAATTAGTTTGTCTGCTAGTAGTCGTCATAGAATTCTCGTTATACCTTTATATTTAATCTAAAAAATAAAGTGCTCAGTTTACTATATTATTGGTTCTATCGAACTCAAAGGTCATGCGTTCGTTGATATTAAAAGGCAAATACACTATATCCGCTTCTATGCGTATGCCTTGATCTGTGCTGTCTATAGTAATTGCATTAACAGCTATTCTTGGATCATAATTTATAATCTGTTCAACATCTTTAACGATCAATTCTTTAACATCTGGCGTAAACTGCTCAAACAAAATGTCCCATATAATAGTTCCAAAATTAGGATTTTCTAATTTTTCTCCTCTTCTTATATAAAAATGATTCAACAAGTCTTGTTTTACCAACCCTATGTCGTAGAGCTTAAAATTATTTTTTGTTTCTTTGCTGCTGAAACCTTTATATCTAAATGAGGCACTGGTCAGCGAAGTGACTGTTTTTCCTGCTGATCCAACGGATCGTTGATTGTATAATTTACTAGCCACTTTAAATCTCCTTATTCTTCTGGCGGATGATCGCCTTCTCTATCAGTCTTTCCCGGTTTAACATCTAGCGGACTAAGATGCTCATGTAGACTCCACGGTTCGTGCTGAGGTATTCTTCTAAGAATACTTAAAAGAGGTATATCTCTCTGATATCGTTCAGCCTTCCAAGGAAACTTTACAGGATCAACAACAGGATTTTCATAGGTTTCTAAAGGTTTAATAATAGTATCAGCGTCTACATCGTCTGGACCAAATGCCGGAGTAGCCGGAAGAGCAGGGGGACCGTTCATATGAATTATTGCTGCTGTTTCTAAATGTGTAGCCGCAAGAAACGCATTTGTTGCTCCCGCAGTGATAAAGTTTCCGATAGTTCCTAATATATTATTGTTTAATAAAGAAGTGATATTAGTACTTCCAGATGTTAATATTTCACAGGTATGAGGCGAATTTGCACCAAACCCTGTTTCTATCTTTGTGTATCCGTTAACTGCAATTTCTAAAAATCCGTCCTGTTCTGCTTCATCTGCATCAAGATATGTTTGAGTTTGAATTTTTAAATTCGCGCCAACTAATAAGTTAGTATTAAATGCACTTTCAATCTGTATTCGACCGGATTCAAATTCATTTTTATCTTTAATCTTACCTTTTTCGTCAGCAGGATCTTCTTTGCTGTATTCGGCAGACGCTTTCATGTTGATGTTTCTACCTGCTTCGATGTTTACATCTCTATCTGCATAAATGTTTAAATCTTGTTTACTATGAATGCTAATACTATCTTCAGCGAATATATCAATTTTTCCGTCACTGGTTAATTCTACCCACGAGGTTCCTCGAGAATTTCCAATATAAATTAAATCTTCAGAATTATGAAGTAATATCTGATGTCCTGTTCGTGTTCTTAATCTAACGTACTCGTCTTTAGGCACATTGTCAACTTCTGGAATATCTTCTTGATTGATGATATCGATATATTCTGGAGGGCCGTCTGAAGGACTCTTTTTTCTCTGAAACTGAGGATCGCCGTCATCCATAACAAACTGCGTTCCGCCTAGTCTACTTACAGGCACAGGTACTGAACTCTTACTTCTCGCTTTTCCTATGAAATCTTTTTTACCTAATCTATCAGCTGGTCCTGGAGTCAATATTCCTGATACAGAATTTGGAATCTGTCTTCTAACAGTTGACCTTGTGGATCCTCGAACTTCATCTTCTAAGATTCCTTGTTGT